GATGTCACGCCCCCCTTTTTCTTTGTATTATACACTGTTTGTTGCAAATTTGCAACACCATAAAACGGACTTGCAATAAAAAGTTGCAAAAAATGCGAAAATCGTATTGACAAATGCTTTTGCCGGTGGTAGTATGTAGTCGTCGCATAAAATGCGACTCTCGTAAAGCAAAGGAGGTTGTTTAAATGGTGAACATTAATAAACTGCGCGGCGCTGTTGTCGAGCACGGGTTTACGATGGAGAGTTTGGCAAACTCTATCGGCATGGATAGAGCAACGTTGTATCGCAAAATCGTAAACAATGGCGAAACTTTTACCCTCAAGGAAGTTGACGGCATTGTAAAAGCACTGTCTCTTACGCCCGACGAGGGGATGCGAATTTTTTTTGCCCAGAATGTCGCATAAAATGCGACTTCAGGCTGAGAGGTACAGCATGGAAAGCAAAATGCAGATATTTGATAGCGCCCAGTTTGGGCGGATTCGCACATTTGATGTTAAAGGCAACCCATGGTTCGTGGGCAGAGATGTCGCAGTGGCTCTTGGATATAAGGAAACCGCGAAGGCCGTTCGTGAGAAAGTGGACATCGAAGATAAAGGGGTGTCCGAAATAGACACCCCCGGCGGTAAACAGCAAATCACAATCATCAATGAATCCGGCCTTTATTCCCTTATTATGTCCAGTAAGCTACCGTCTGCCAAGCAGTTTAAGCGCTGGATTACATCTGAAGTATTACCCAGCATCCGTAAAACTGGCGGATACGTAAAACCCGAATCCGTACAGTTGAGCGACCCCATCAGCCCACGGCCAAAGTTTCTCAGTCAAAGTGTTGCGGAAATGATGGCCGAGGCAAAAATCTGTGATTCCCGTGTTTCCTTGGCAAATCAATGGCTGACACTGTTCCAAATCGCCACTGACCCAGAGATCAAAGAAACTTGCATGCTAAAAGCCGCATCCGTGCTGAACGGCTGCGTGGACATTACATCAAAGCCATCAAACCCGACGACCTTGTCCTCTGGTGAAAACACGGCATCGGCAATGTCAGTTTCGCAGGGCGACCACGAGCTGCTGAACGCCCGTCAGGTCAGCGAGCTCATCGGCATCGCACCGCAGCGTATCGGAAGACTTGCAAATCTAAATAATCTGAAAACCGATGAATATGGCGCATGGCTGGAATACGATGGCCCGTTTGGTAAAAAACGTAGATTCTTATACAACCGCAAAGGTATTGAGCGCCTACACGAAATTGCTCACAGATAGCACACCTAAGCAGAGAGGTACAACGTACAGCATGGAAAGCATCACAATCGACTTCGATAGGATTCCAGATAAAGAAAAGCGAGTTCTGGGCGACACGCTCTTTACGGCCTGCAAGGCGTTCTACGAGAATCCTGACAACCTCGCCCGGTACAACGCATGGAAAGCAAAGAGGGAGTCTGCTCATGTATAAGATCATCAACCTTGCGGGCCGCATCTCACTTTTCTTCGTGATCGAGGTCGCTATGTACTACGCCATGATCGACCCGCTTCTCCGCATCATTTTCGGTCTGCCTGACCGTCCCGCACTGCTTATCGCATCGTGGGCGCTCCTGATTGTCGCCGCTATCATCGACGATACGATTCTCCCCGTTTTCAATTACGACAAGGGCAATGATGCCCACGTCAAATAAATTTTGGAGGTAACAAACCATGATCGAACTGAAAGTGACCGTTGACGCTCCTGAACTGAGCGCCGCCATCAACCATCTGGCCGAGGCCATCGAAAGCAAGGGTACTGATGCCCCCGCCGCCCCGGCAAAAAACTCTCGCAGCAAGAAAGCCGCTGCCAAGACTGCCCCGGACGCACCTGCGGCTTCTGCTCCTGCCCCGTCTGAACCTGTCGCCGCCCCGGCATCCATTGAACAGCCCGTCGTGACATCTCAGCCCGTGCAGACCCCCGTCATCACTCCTGCACAGCAGCCTACTCCTACCGCTCCCATGGCCACGCCTGTAATGCCCCAGCCCGTTGCAACGGCTACTCCCGTGATGACCCCGCCTGCTGCTCCTGTGGCCCAGCAGTTCATCCCTCAGCCTACCGCTGCACCTGCTCCCGCTCCCGTCGCTCCGGCACAGCCTCAGCAGAGTAGCGTCACCCTTGAGCAGATCATCAACGCCGCTATGCCGCTGATGAACAGCAACCCCGCATTTGCTATGCAGTTGCAGGGCATCCTCGCAAAATACGGCGTTCAGGCCGTCACGCAGATTCCTAAGGAGTTTCTGCCCAATGTGGCTGCTGATCTCGCCGCCCTCGGCGCAAAGTTTTAAGGGTGCTGAGATGACGGCGTGGGAATATGACGCCATGCAGGCGTTGCTAACTCGTAAGGCCCAGAACAACCCACACCGCGGAAAACGCGCCGAGGGGTATATGGATGGGATTCTCGCGGCGAAAAGTGTTCTTCACGCTTTTTATCAACAGCAAGAAAAGGAGAAAGCAAATGGCAAGCCCTGAGATTCATGCCAAGTGCGGCGCGTCCAATGCGCACCGCTATCTGGTCTGTACCGCGTCGCCCACGTTTGAGGCGCAATTCCCGGTCAGTACGAGCGTCTATGCCGAGGAGGGTACACTGGCGCATAGCATTTGTGAACTGTTCGTCAAAACTCGCGGCGACGTGGACGCGATGGCTGAGGAGCTGCGCCCTCTGCAGCGGAACAAGCTCTATCAGCCCGAAATGCTGACCTGTGCCAAGGTTTACTGCGACTGGATCATGGAAAAGGCACTGGGCTACACCAATCCTCCGGCAATTATGACGGAGCAGCAGGTGGACTTTTCTTATGTCGTGCCGGAGGGTTTCGGTACTTGTGATTGCGTGATGATCGGCGATGACACGCTGAACATTTTTGACTACAAACACGGCAAGGGTGTCCGTGTGGATGCCGTGGGCAATCCACAGATGCGGCTTTACGCCCTTGGCGCCCTTGCAAAGTACCGACCCTTGTACGGTGATACCATCAAAAAGGTACGCATGACCATCATCCAGCCCCGAATCAGCGCTGACCCATCCGAGGATGAGATGACCGTGGATGACCTGTTGACGTGGGGCGCTGAAATCCATCCCCTCGCTGTGGAGGCGTTCAACGGTCCCGGCGTATTTGTTCCCGGCGAGCACTGCAAGTTTTGCCGGGGCAAGGCAAAATGCCGCGCCCGTGCCAACATCAACACGGCGCTGGAAGATTTCGCCGCGTGTGTACCTATGGGCCGCGTCCCCGCCGATGAACCGAAAGACAACATCACGCGCCGCGCGATGGGCCTGCAAAAAGCACTGACCGATGAAGAAATCGGCCATCTGCTGACGCGCGGCCAGTTTTTGGTGAGCTGGTATGACGATCTGAAAGCCTATGCACAGCAGACCATTCTCGACGGCGGCGAAATCCCCGGCTGGAAAGTAGTTGCGGGCCGCAGTGTCCGCGCGTTCCACGATACCGATGCCGCGTTCCAAACGCTTATCAAGGCGGGCTACGATGAGGCCATGCTGTATGATCGCAAGCCTGTTTCCCTGTCCGAACTGGAAAAGCGGCTCGGCAAGAAAAAGTTTGCCGAACTGCTGGCCGACCAGATTGACCGCCCGATGGGCAAGCCGACGTTAGTTGACGAATCTGACAAGCGCGAACCGTACAACAGTGCCGCCGCTGATTTTGGAGGGGTTTAACCCATGTTTGACGATTACGACCATATCACAATCAGCTATCACCATCGGGACGATGGCTGGTTTGGGATGGAGCTATATCTGCCACTGTTGGTTGACTGCCCCAAAAATAAGATGCCCGCTATCCTCTCCCAATTCATTAAAGATGAAAAGTGCGAGGATAAGGCCAAAAAGCTACTGGCCTATTGGGAGCGGCAGCGCGATAAGTACGAGCGTAATCGTAAGGACGCGGCAAATGCCTATGTGAACATCTCTACCGAGGTGTCAGATCTGCAAACCGTCATCCGTACTAAAAAGCATCCTGTCGGCACTCGGCTATCTAATACCGAATTGCAGGATGCTAAAAAACAACTTGCAAGCAAAAAGGCTCTTAAAAAGCGCACCTACGATACTTTGAAATTCAGCTATAACCGCAAAACACGGCTGGACTTCTTTATCGAGATGCTGAAATGTCACCCCAAGTTACAATGGGTTTTCAATTCTGAGGAGGTACAGAAATGAAAGTTGAGAAAAACAGCCCTCTGGCCCAAATGCTCTTGAAACTGGCCGCTGAGCATGACCCGAAACTGCGCGAGGCTATCCGCAACGGCGAGGTTGAGGGCGTGAACATTATCGCTGTCGGCGGCGCACCCGATGGCGAGGTCAAAGAACTACTGGAATCTCTCGCCAAAGACGAGGATGACTGCAAGAATTGCGAAAACCGTGATGGGTGCGAGGATGCCAAGGCAGCTACACCTTGCGATGATGCTGAGGATGCGGACGATGACATCAGCATCGTTGACGAAATTCGCAGTATCGCCGATGACCCGGACATTCCTGAGAGCATCGCGGCCCCGGCCCGCGTTGTTTTGGCGGCTGCTGAACTCATGGACATCTTGAATCTCGTCCCGCGCATGGTTTCTCCGAAACGGATGAACCCGTACACCGCCCGCCGCGCGGCAATGCTTGCCGATGTCAGCGCCGCCATCTGCCGCGCTCAGACCGACATCCTCGATGCCATGCACCGCTACCCTGAATTTGCCGAAATCACCGATGCCTATTTCGATGATAGCGACGAAGAAAATACAACTGAAACTGAATAAGAAAGGAAATGTGTCATGTATAACAACGATGCACAGAGATGTTTGACCGGCGAGGTTCGCCTGTCCTACGCCAACCTCGACAAGCCCCGTCAGCCGCAGGGCGGTGTGGGCGATGCCAAGTACAGCGCCACCTTGCTGATTCCTAAGACCGACACCGCCACTATCGCTGACTTCCGCGCCGCCATTCAGGCGGCAGCGCAGATCGGCGCGGGGACGCTGTGGGGCGGTATCATCCCGCCGAATTTGGATTCCATCATCCACGACGGCGATGGTGTGCGCCCCAGCGGCATCCCGTTCGGCGATGAGTGTCACGGTTGCTGGGTCATCACGGCCAGCTCCAAAAACAAGCCTCAGGTCGTCGGTCAGGACAACATCAACGTCGAACTGGCCCCGCAGGACATCTACAGCGGTATGTACGCCCGTGTGACCGTCCGATTCTATCCCTTTAACACTGCTGGCAAGCGCGGCGTTGGTTGCGGGCTGGGCAATGTGATGAAAACCCGTGACGGTGAGCCGCTGTCTGGAGGTGCATCTGCCGCATCTGATTTCGCCGGTGTCGGCAATGCCGTGGCTCCCGCTGCTGCTCCTATGCAGCAGAACTGGCCGCAGGCAAATCCTATGCCGACTGCCGCTCCGGCTGCGCCCGTGTACCAGCCGCCCTACTCCGCGCCTTCCGCGAACCCGGCACCGTGGAACGGCGCTACACAGACGTATGCCACTGGCGGTGCTGTGAATCCGCTGACCGGGAATCCGATGTAACACTTCCCCGTAGGGTACTTGATGCCCTATTTGACCCAGCTACCACGCTTTTCGGCAGGGTACTGGTAATTAAATAACCATCCACCTCTTTCTATACCGGGAGGGGCTACAGCCCCTCCTCTCATGTACTCGGATAGCTCAACGGTAGAGCAAGCGCGCGATGCCGGTTCAAGTCCGGCTCCGGGGCAGAAACCAAGAGGAAATCCAAGCCCGTACATAAATGAAAGGAACTTACAAATGGACTTTGCAACCTTGCGTAAAACCGTCTGCACCGATATTGACATCGGCACTGCCCTGAAAGAAATCACATCCAATCCGCACATTGGCGATGTGTTGGCCTTCGACTTGCTGGATGGTCGTCCTATCGAGTGCGTTGTCACAGACATCGATGATGACGATGCCGTCCGCTTTGATTCTGTGGTCGGCCTCGGTGACTGCATGGCCTATGGTAAGATCGAAAAATGGCTTGACTGCATCGATCATCTGCTGCCCGATGAACTGCGCAAGGCTATTGTCGATACTGAGCGCAAGCACATCATCGACGGCATGAAATTTTGTCATCATGAGCGCCTGTTCCTGCCCGCCGCGTCTGAACTGTTCAGCGGTAACAGCGTTTTCGGTGATGAGGATCTGTATAAGCAGATGGATTGGTACAAAGACCGTCGGCATCGCATGAGAGTAGATGAACACAACGGCGATTCTATTGCCTATTGGACATCTTCTCAGTGCTCCGGCAACTCTTTCTTCTGCTTTGTGAGCAGCAGCGGCAATGCGGACTACACCAGCGCCTCCACCACGTGGCTGTCCGCGCCCGTCTGCTTCCGTGTCCGTAAATCGTAAGTATCCCCGCGCCCCCTTGTGGGCGCGGTCTACGCAGATTCCCTTATATAAAGGAAAGGAAATGCCCAGATGAAAACCAGATTTGACAGCGCCGAGGTTTGGCGCACGAATAACGATACAATGGTGAGCATCAAGGAACTGGAAACCTCGCACCTCATGAACATTGTGCGGATGCTCCTGCGCCGCCCTGAAACCGTCCAGACGATGCTTGTCTGTGATATTGAGCGGCAAAGCCGCAACGTCTGGAAAGCAAATAACATCGTTGATGAGGATGCCATTGAATCCATTCACAATGCCACATCCATGACGCCCCGCGAGGTCGTCCAATGGGTACAGGACACCCCCCTGTTCAACACCATCGTCTTTACCCTTGAAGGGCGTGGGGTCAACACATCCGTGCTGATTGGCTCTGTTCTGGCTGAACTCGGATATGAGGAGAACGGCAATGAGTGAACAGCTACACCATCTGAGTATCGACCTTGAGACTTACAGCACCGTCAGCATTGGCGCGGCGGGGTCATACCGATATATCCTCGACCCGTCTTTTGAGATTCTGCTTTTCGCATACAGTCTCGATGGGATGCCCGTTGAGGTCATCGACGTGGCAAGCGGGCAGGTTATTCCCCTTTGGCTGAAAAATGCCCTCAAAAATCCCTTGTACATCAAACACGCCTACAACGCGGCCTTTGAATGGTTCGCTCTCAGCAAGTATCTGGGATGGCTGCCCCCCGATCAGTGGCGCGATACGATGCTCCACGCGCTCTACTGCGGCTACCCGGCATCTCTGGACGCGGCGGGCAGGGCGATGGGTCTGCCCGAAGATAAGAAAAAGTTGACGACGGGCAAGGCCCTTATCCGCTATTTCTGCGTTCCCTGCAAGCCCTCCAATGCCAACGGAAACCGCACTCGCAATCTTCCTCGGCACGACCCCGCCAAATGGGCGCTGTTCAAAGAGTACAACGGGCAGGATGTCGTCACCGAAATGGAGATTGACCGCCGCTTGTCGGCGTTCCCCGTGCCCGCCTTTGTGCAAAAGCAATGGGAAACCGACTTGATGATGAACGCGCGAGGCGTGGCCGCTGACATGGAAATGGTGAGCGGCGCTCTCGTCATCGGCGCTACGGTCAAAAGCCAGTTGATGGCCGAGGCCCGTCAGCTTTCCGGGCTGGACAACCCCAACTCCATCAAACAGTTGGCCCGATGGCTGACCGATGCTACGGACAGCGATGCCGAAATTACCAGCGTCACCAAAGAAACCGTCGCCACGATGCTGAAACAGCCTCAGCCCGCCAACGTGCAACGGATGCTCGAAATCCGGCAGGAACTCGGCAAGACCAGCACCAAAAAATATGATGCGCTGGAAACCTGCATCGCAGATGATGGTCGCGTCCGTGGTCTGCTCCAATTTTACGGAGCGAACCGCACCGGGCGCTGGGCGGGTCGTCTGGTGCAGGTGCAGAATCTCCCCCGCACCTATACCCACCCACTGCCCCCAGCGCGTCAGCTCGTCAAAGATCGCAATATTGACGGTCTGCGGCTGATGTACGGCAGCATCAATGATACGCTGTCGCAGCTTATCCGCACAGCCTTTGTAGCGACCCCCGGCAATGTTCTGATCGATGCCGACTTCTCGGCCATTGAGGCCCGCGTCATTTCGTGGCTGGCGGGGCAGGAATGGCGGCTTGAAGTTTTCCGCACCCACGGCAAAATCTATGAAGCGTCGGCATCGCAGATGTTCCATGTGCCCATCGAAAAAATCAAAAAGGGCAACCCCGAATACGCTCTGCGGCAGCGCGGCAAAGTTGCTGAACTGGCCCTCGGTTATCAGGGCGGTGTCAGTGCGATGCGCCGCATGGACACAGGACACAACCTTGATGACCTCTCCGATGATGAAGTCAAGGGCATTGTTGATAGATGGCGCGAAACAAACTCGAAGATACGCGATTTGTGGAACATCGTTGATTCTGCCGCCGTCACCGTCATCACTAACGGCGGCGCACAGACCATCCGCTCCGAAACTACCGATGCCGTAATCACTCTGGCCTGTGAACTGGATGTCATCACCGGCACTCGGTACATGACAATTCTGCTGCCATCCGGGCGCAAGCTGTACTACCCGTCCCCCGAAATCGGCGTAAACCGCTGGGGCAATCCCTCGGTCAGCTATATGGGTCAGAATCAGACGACCAAACGATGGGAGAGGGTTGAAACCTACGGCGGCAAGCTCGTGGAGAACATCGTGCAGGCCATCGCCCGTGATTGTCTGGCAATCGCCATTGAGAATCTGGAGGCGCAAGGGCTACATGTTGTATTCCACATCCATGATGAAGTCGTCATCGACACTCCCGCATGGGCTGATGAGGATACAATGCTGGACACCGTCACAAAAATCATGACAAAACCCATCCCGTGGGCGCAGATGCTCCCTCTCAATGCCGACGGGTGGGTCGATAAATTCTTCAAAAAGGACTGATTATTGCATGAACGCTCTTATTCATCTCGACCAGAACGGCAAAAAGGTCATGGAGCGGCGCGTCCATGAGGCCGTTATGAAAGAACGCGCCGACATCAGCACCCGCGCTCAGTACGTTTGGGCGCTGTCCATGCTCCAATGCGGCTTATCGCCGAGCACCGTTCAGCGCGTGGCAAATCATTTCGAGGCGGTGCTGGACAAGTACATGGAATACCAGACCGAGGATTTAGGCGATCTGTTCATGCGCTCTATGCTCCATGATTCGGGCGTTGAGGTCAAGGCAACCAGCCGAGAAAGGAAACGTAAAAGAAAATGAGCAAGGTACAAATCACCGCCTTTACCGGCGAATACTACTTTTTGAGCAACTACTGCGCCTGCCCTATCACCATTGATGGGCTGACCTATCGGAGCGCCGAGGCCGCTTTTCAGGCGGCAAAATGCAATGCTCCGATTGATCGCGCGGCGTTCTGCACCGTCCCGCCCAACGTGGCAAAGGCCATCGGGCGCAAAATCAAACTGCGCGATGGGTGGGAGAAAGAGCGTGACGGCATCATGGCCGATGTCATCCATGCGAAATTTTCCCAAAATCCCGCCCTTGCACAGGCCCTTATCGACACTGGCGATGCTGAGCTGATTGAGGGCAACACATGGAACGACAACTACTGGGGTATGTGTGGATGCACCCGCTGCCGCAGTGAGGGCACCAAGGGTCTGAACAAACTGGGCAAGATTCTGATGGCCGAGCGGGCGCGGCTGCAGGCGGCTACATCGACCGAAACCGAGGAGGGCTGACGATGGTACACCTCGGAGACATTACCAAAATGAGCGGGTACACCATCCCGCCCGTGGATGTCATTACTTTCGGTTCACCATGCCAAGACCTATCCATCGCGGGAAAGCGGGCCGGTATGGCCGGGGAACGCTCCGGGCTGTTCTCCGAGGCCGTCCGCATCATCCGCGAAATGAGATATGCCACATTCGGCGCGTACCCCAAATACGCCGTTTGGGAGAATGTTCCCGGCGCGTTCAGTTCAAACAAAGGAGAAGATTTCCATGCCGTCCTGCAAAGCCTCTGTCGGGTCATCGACCCCGACGCTACTATTCCTAGACCTACGGACGCACGGGGGGGGATTAAATGGCCCCGCGCCGGGGCAATTCTGGCAGACCACTACTCGCTGGCGTGGCGAACTATGGATGCCCAGCACTGGGGCGTTCCCCAACGTCGCCTGCGCATCTCGCTTGTCCTCGATCTTACAGGTGGGCGTGCCGGAGAAATACTATTTGAGCCGGAAAGCCTGCGAGGGCATTTTGCGCCGGGCATCACGCCGGGGCAAGCAGTTGCCGGAGCTGTTGAAAACGGCGCTGGAACAGCAGATTGCACAGATGCCATCCCCGTAAACCTCCAAATTGCGACCCGTCACAAATCCCTCGGAGAGAGAACGGGCCTCGGTATCGGGCGGGCAGGTGATGCCGCCTATACTTTGCAAGAGGGTCACGAGCATGGGGTCTGCCGCCTTGATGATGCCAAAGCCTATACCTTGAAAATCCGCTCTGGGTGTGAGGGCGGCGGCAAGGGCGCATTGGTACAGACCGAAAAAAGCGCAACCCTCTCCACATTGCAAGACCAGACGCTTTTTGTGGCCGAGCTGCCAAAGGCATACAGTTTTGACAGTTTGGCGTCTAATTCTATGAAATCCAGCAACCCGCACAGCGGATGCCGCGAGGTTGAAATCGCAAAGACCCTCGACACCTCGCCGCCTGACCCTGCAAAGAATCAGGGCGGCATCGCTATACTAGATGCTCTGCCGTTCGATACAACGCAGATTACCAGCCCGCAGAACGGCAGCAATCCGCATTTCGGCGACCCCTGCCACCCGCTGGCTGCTACGGCGCATCCGCCTGCCGCTGTGTGCAAAACCGTATTCGCCGAACAGGATTACAGTACTTATAAAGAGTCTGCCCGCGTTAAAACACTCAAATCCTCTGGTGGCACTCTCGGATTCGGCGGTGATTCTATCGTGGCCGAGCCGCTTATTTTTGACGCGCGGGGCAACGGCGATGGCCAGACATCTCCCACCATGACCGGCGACCATAATGGCCGCGTGACGGACTATACTGCCATTGCCGCGCAACAGGTCGGTGCAGACCTCTATAACGGTACGCTAACGGGTGATAAGGCTGTAACTCTGACGACTGCCACTGGACAGGGCGGAGCTAACACAGGGCCATCGGTGATTGAAAAAATCATCCGCTGGATTGTACGCCGCCTGACCCCTACCGAGTGTGAGCGCCTGCAGGGCTATCCCGATGGGTGGACAGACCTCGGAGAGTGGATAGACAGCAAGGGCAAGACCCATAAGGACGCTGACACGCCCCGCTATAAAGCACTGGGTAACTCCATCGCCTTGCCGCAGTGGTACTACGTTCTCGGCGGTATTGCTGATCGTCTGCCGGATAATGCCACCCTTGGCAGTTTGTTCGATGGCATCGGCGGTTTCCCGTATGTGTGGGCACAGCTACACGCTGGGCGCAAAGAGTTATGCGTTTGGGCCTCGGAGATTGAGGAGTTTCCCATCGCGGTTACGAAGAAATGGTTCCCGGAGGTAGAGGATGGAAAATTATTCTGATTTCGTTGTTCACAAGTCGGAGCGGGCAGTACATACCGACAGCATCGTTCTGACCGTGGATGATCTCAACGACAAGCTGTACGACTTTCAAAAAGACATCGTGCGATGGGCGCTGGCAAAGGGCCGCGCCGCTATTTTTGCCGATTGCGGCCTTGGCAAGACCGCGATGCAGCTTGAATGGGCGCATCGGGTGTGTGTGCATACAGGTGGAAGTGCCCTCATTGTGGCGCCGCTGACCGTTTCCCCTCAGACCGTGGGCGAAGGCTTGAAATTCGGAGTGCCCGTCACCCTCTGCGAAACCGCCGACGATATTCAGCCCGGTGTGAACATTACCAACTATGAAAAGCTGGACAAATTCGCCGGGGTGCATTTCTCTGCCGTAGTGCTGGATGAATCCAGCATCCTGAAATCCTTTACGGGCAAGGTGCGCAATCAGATCATCGACTTTTTCTCGGATACGCCGTTCCGGCTGGCCTGCACTGCCACCCCCGCGCCCAATGACTTTATGGAGCTTGGCAATCACGCGGAATTTTTGGGCATAATGTCCTACTCTGAGATGCTGTCCATGTTCTTTGTCCATGATGGCGGGCAGACCTCCAAATGGCGGCTCAAAGGTCACGCTGAGGATGTTTTCTGGCAATGGCTGGGTAGTTGGGCTGTGGTTATGAACAGCCCCGCAGACCTCGGCTATGATCTGCCGGGGTACGACCTCCCGCCGCTGAGGGTGCATGAGGTCATCGTGGACGGGGATGCACCGATCACCGAGAGCATGACGCTGACGCAGCGGCGCGAAGCCAGACGGGCTACACTCGCAGAACGGTGTCAAGCGGCGGCCGATCTGGTGAATGGCGACCCCGGCGAACAGTGGCTCGTGTGGTGCGACCTCAATTCGGAGAGTGAAGCACTGGCGCACGGCATCCCAGATGCGGTAGAGGTCAAGGGCAGCGATAAGGCCTCGCTGAAAAGCTCTCGCCTGCTTAGTTTTTCAATGGGTTTTAGCCGAGCGCTTGTCACAAAGCCCTCTATCGCCGGATTCGGCATGAACTGGCAGAACTGCCACAAGATGATTTTTGTCGGTCTGTCCGACAGTTATGAGCAATATTATCAGGCCGTGCGGCGCTGCTGGCGTTTTGGGCAGTCTGAGCCGGTGGATGTGTACATCGTTATCAGTGCCCGCGAGGGCGCGGTCAAGGCCAATATTGAGCGTAAGCAGGCCGATTGCGATAAGATGCGGGCGGCGATGGGCGAACAGACACGCGAAATCGTCAAAAAGCAGTTGCAAAGCACCTGCCGCCTGACAACGCCCTATGAACCGCAAACGACTATGACACTGCCTGCATGGGAGGAATTTAGACATGAATGTGCTTAACCAGCTGATCGACAGCGCACAGCGCTGGGCAATGTATCAGGGGGATTGCGTGGAAACCCTGCGCGGCATCCCCGATAACAGCGTCCACTACTCCATCTTTTCCCCGCCGTTCGCCAGCCTGTACACCTACTCCAACAGTGACCGGGATATGGGCAACAGCAGCGACGGCGCGGAGTTCGCACAGCATTTCGGCTACCTCGTGGCGGAGCTGTACCGGGTCATCATGCCGGGGCGGCTGGTATCTATCCACTGCATGAATCTGCCCGCCATGAAATCCCGTGACGGCTTTATCGGCATCAAGGATTTTCGCGGTGACATTATCCGCGAGATGACCGAGTATGGGTTCATCTTCCATTCGGAGGTGTGCATCTGGAAAAACCCGGTCACGGAGATGCAGCGCACGAAAGCCCTCGGCTTGCTACACAAGCAGATCCGCAAGGATTCTGCGATGTCGAGGCAGGGGCTGCCTGATTATGTGGTGACATTCCGCAAGCCCGGTGAAAACCCTGAGCCTATCCCCCACGACCATGAATCGTTCCCGGTGGATGTGTGGCAGAAATACGCATCACCGGTCTGGATGGATGTGCGGCAGTCCAACACCTTGCAGCGCAAGAGCGCCCGCGATGAAAAGGATGAAAAGCACATCTGCCCGTTGCAGTTGGATGTAATCGAGCGGTGCATCGACCTGTGGACGAATCCCGGCGACATCGTGCTTGATCCGTTTGCGGGTATCGGTTCTGTGCCCTATCAGGCCGTTCTCATGGGTCGTCGTGGGCTAGGCATCGAACTGAAAGATAGCTACTACGCACAGGCCGTGAAAAACCTTGAGGGCGCGGCTAGTGAGGCCGACAGCCATGAAATCAACACCAATGTGCGCCTGCGCTGCCCCGTGTGCGGCATCAAGGTTGACGGCAAAATCTGCCCGCTGTGCGGTAAGGATTTGATGGCAAAGGAGGAGTAAAGCATGGAACGGACGACAAACTCTGCGGATGCCCGCCGCGCGGCGGACTATCTGTCCAGATATTGTAACGAAAACGGAACAGACGTTTGCAAGGGATGCTTTGCCCGTGAGGATAGCGGGTTTCGCATTTTATGCGAAAGTTCACCTAATAATTGGGAGTTACCCTCAATCTGGTCTGCACAGGACATCGCGCTCGCAAAGGCCATGATGCCGTTTGCAAAAACTATCGTCTGGCCTATTGAGGCGAAACCTAATCCGAATCACCGCTATTTTAAGGGCGAGGGACAGCGCACCATTCCGCTACCGACAGGGGCTTTTAATAATCTGCGTCCCGGCGAGATTATCAATCTAGCTGACATTGTGGGAGGTACAGACGATGCCCGATGACGTTTTGGAGATGATCGGCACGGCGGCACTGCTGGAACAACTCGCCGAGGAATCGGCTGAACTGGCGCAGGCCGCGCTCAAGATGGCCCGCAAGATACGCAACGAGAACCCCACGCCGAAATCCCGCGCGGATTGTGTTGCCAATCTGCAAGAGGAAATCGCGGATGTGGAATTGTGCATCAGTATTTTGCCCGCCGCACTGAATGACCCCGCCGAGGTCGGCAGGACGATGTCCGCAAAGCATCGGCGGTGGAACGAACGGCTACACGACGAAAAGCTCTGGGAGGTGAGCAGCCATGAGGATCGACATTCGGGACAGTAAATACTCCGTCATCTACAACGAAAAGACCGGCGCAGTTGAGGATGTCCTGTGGTGCAATGAAAGCGCCGAGGATTTGAAAAACCTCAATGTCGTGGCCGACATGGCCCGTGAACTGGCCGTGTATCGGCAGGCGGGTGTCGCTATGTTCGCCGGGGCAAAGGCCATCCGTGACCTGATTGAGCGCGGACGGCGCACCTACCATCAGCGTATTGTCCACGGTATGTGCGTCACCAACTACGATTTGCCCCTTGCAAAAGCTATGGATTTGCTGATGCAGGCGGGCGCTCTGGCGATGAATGAACGCGATGCCCTGCGCGAGTGCGCCAGCAGAACAGCCGCCGAGCGCCTTTTTAACTCGCTGTTGCGGTGAGGTGCCACTATGATGCACTTGAAAATCACCGATGAAATTCGGGAGCGCTGTCTGCGCGAGGCGGCGCATGATGCCCGCATCAATGATCGCATTGTCACATCCACCCCGCAGACCCTTGCCGAGCGTGGCATGACGATGCTCGGCAGTACCCGCGCCACCCCGCGCATCCGTTCCTACCTCTACTGTGACGCTGTGGATGCCTGTTTCTACTACGCCGGAGCGGTGCCCAGCGTCGTCGTGACCGCCCGCTGGACGGCTGACAGCCCAGACATCGCCGAGGGTTCTAAAAAGCTGCAAATCGCCGCTGAAGTCGTGCGCCGCATGATGACCGCGATGGATAAGGCGATGAAAGCCGAAAAAGACCGCCAATGGGCGGCATACATGGAGGAGCAAAAACTGAAATGAGCCATCCGACCACATACGCCGTTGACTTTGACGGCACCCTCTGCGAAAACGCCTACCCTGAAATCGGCGCACCCAATTTGCCCCTGATCGACAAACTCATATCTCGCCGCCGCCTCGGTGCAAAGATTATCCTGTGGACGTGCCGGGAGGGCGAGATGCTGACCCGCGCCGTGGAGTTTTGCCGCTGCTACGGGCTGGAATTTGACGCAGTGAACGACAACACCGAGGAATTGAAACGGGTATACGGCACCAACCCGCGTAAAATCGGCGCTGATTACTACATTGACGATAAGGCTATGCCGCCTGATCTGTTTGTATCATAGGAGGAGTTAAAAATGGTTATTCTGACATCTATCGCAAAGGTTCTCATAGGTCTTTTTATCATTGCTCTGGTTCTGGCATTTATCACCGCCATCTTCCTGCTGGGCGCCATCGTGGCAGCGCTCGGAACAGCTACACAGCCGTTATTCGGGAGAGATCGGGAGGATGACGAGCCGGAGATGGTGAATCACCCCGACCACTACAATCGCCCCGGCCAGAAAGAGTGCATCATCGAGATGGAGGAGAAGTTCGGGACGAAATATGTGCAGCATTTTTGCCTGTTGAGCCGCTACAAATACTTATACCGCTGCGGGCTGAAAGACGGCACAACGCAGGAATTGTCAAAAGCCGACTGGTATCGAGATAAGTTTCTTTCGCTGGGCGGTGACAGTGATTTGCTGAATATCTTACCTGATAACGCAAAAGCATCAGCATACCGCCGCATGGGCGGCAACGCCTGCATCAAAAAGGAGGCCACGAGCCATGAATGTTGAACTGATTGCCTATTCCTCCCCGATGCCGTATCAGTGCGGCACGGCCTGCTACTTCAACACCGTATATAACCCCATGCACATCATTGAGCAGGCCGCGAGTGTGTGCTATGACAGTGAGCCTGATTTTGTCAAATTCAAAATCGCCAAGGGGTGCGCTAAGACTGGGCATCTAAGTGTATATGAGCACGCCTATTTCACGTTCCATGTTAAGGGTATCAGCCGCGCCTGCCTTGCTCAGTTGACCCGGCATCGGCATTTCAGCTTTTCCGTGCGCAGTCAGCGGTATTGCAACGAAAGTCGCTCCGAGCCGGTGTTCCCCGCATCCACCGATGAAGATCAGGACGGCATCATTGCCGATGCTTACGATTACGCATGGGATGCCTATGACCGCTTGATTGAGAACGGCGTGGCAAAGGAGGACGCGCGGATGGTTCTGCCCAATGGCGCACCCACTGAGCTGTACATTTCTGCAAATGCGCGGGCGCTGATTGAGGCCAGTCACCTACGGCTTTGTTCCCGCGCACAGCAAGAAATCCGCAATATGTTTGATTTGATGAAGAAAGAAATTGCCCCCCTGTCACCTGAAATCGCGGGCATGATGGTTCCGCAGTGTGAAACCAATCCCAAATACCAATTCTGCACTGAGGGCAAATCCTGCGGCAGACATCCCCGGCTGCAGGACGTACTGGCAACAACTACACTGAAACAACTTGAGGAGGCTGACGAAAAATGAAATGTCTGTATAAAGTACCATTCAGCGGCTTTTTTATGGCCTATGCCGAATCTGCCGAGGAGGCAAAGAAAATGTCCCCCGATGACGGCGAGGTTATCTATTCTGAGCAATCCACGGGCGAGATCGAGGCTTGCCCCGATGGCGTGTCCATCCCGATTGACGATCATCACTGTCTGTTCATTGAACCGGCAGATGAAGATTTTGATGAGGGCATTTCCGAGGATTGGGAGGATGAGCTGTGAACACTGATATTGTTTGGGGTGGTCTGCTGGTGCTGAGTACTGTCTGCGCTACGATTCAGCACTACATCACCAAAAAGAGCGCTGAATCTGAAATCGCATCCCTGAAAATGCGCCTTGAGTTCGCCAAGCAGGAAACCCGCATCTGGAAAACCACCGCATATCGTCATGCCGATGATCGAAACCACGCCATCCACATGGCCCAATACTGGCGCAAGCAGGCTCTCAATGAGCATTTCGGTTTTGAGCCGGAAAAGGCAGCCCCGTCCCCTACTGTGGCCGAGGTCGTAAATGAGATGATGCGGTATGATGCTCTGATTCAGGCCGCGGGCTGGGCGCCCGCTAACAGCCCCGCAGAGGCCCCGTCTGAGGGTGAAACAGTCACAACAACAAAGGTATCGGACGAAGCCGAAACCGCCACACAGAGCGCCGCTGTGGGCGCAGAGGAGGGCGACCATAGTGATTGATTTTTCTGTCGATGAACGGGCGTTCAACTCCCGCAACAATCCTTACTACAACGATAAAGGCTATGCTGACCCTACCGCCTATCAGGGCATTGAGGCGGCAGCAACCAGTGAATACCGGGCACGATTCGATGCTATCGCCGCGCTTATCCACACGGTCAAGTACATTTGCGGGCTGGCGGGGTTTGAGGTCGTAGGCCGAATCACCCTGCGTCACAAGCAGAGCGGCGACATCTACAAGTGAGGAGGAAATCTGAGATATGGCTACACCGAATGAAAAAGAGGATGCCGAGGTTTATCCCGTAGTCATCCTCGACCCGAACGGCAACGATTACACAAAGGGCATCGCGGCATGGTTGACAACCATCGCAGAGCAGAATCCTCAAAATCTGGTGTGTATTGCCCGCACTTCTACCCCCAATGCACCGGGGCAATCCACATACACGCTCATGCGGTGGAAAACCAGCGGCATCGAATTATCCGAAATTGCCGGGTACTTATCATCCGTCGCCTCTGAGCTGTTCACCCGTGAACCGCCCGTCAGAGAAACCCCATTATAACGATAAAGCGAGGAAAACGGTCATGCAATTCGATAGACAAATTACTATAACCACCGGCGCATCCCGAAACGATCTCAACTGGAAACCTCAGCTGATGACCGTGGCAGAGCTGTATGACCGCCTGCGGAATCCTGTCCGTTCGACGGAAACGCTCGACGCATATATGCACCTGCCGAAACCTCAGCAGGACGCATTAAAGGATGTCGGCGGGTTCGTGGGCGGTTCCCTCAACGGCGGACGGCGCAAGGCTAATGCAGTGACCGGGCGTGACCTTGTGACGCTTGACTTCGATAATATCCCCGGCTGGGGCACCGATGAAATCGTGAGCCGCGTGAATGCCATCGGATGCAGCTATGCGATCTACTCCACACGCAAGCACTGCCCCAATAAGCCCCGCCTGCGCGTCGTAATCCCCCTTGACCGTACTGCTACCCCCGATGAGTACGAGCCACTGGCACGGCGGCTGGCGTGGCTGATCGGCATTGATAAGGCCGACCCTACCACATTTCAGGCGAGCCGCCTCATGTACTGGCCGAGCGCCTGCGTGGATTCGGATTATGTGTTCCGTTTCAAGGATGCGCCGCTGGCATCTGTGGCGTTTTTGCTGGGAACTTACACAGACTGGCGCAACATGGTCGAGTGGCCGCAGGTTCCCGGCGCTGCCCCGAACTACCAAAAGATGGCACTCAAGCAGGGCGACCCGCTGACAAAGCCCGGCATCGTGGGCGCGTTCTGCCGCGCCTATGACATCCGCACGGCGATGGACAAGTTTCTGCCCGGTATTTATACCCCGTGCATCATGGGCAGTGAGGAGCGGTACACCTATACGGGCGGTAGCACGGCGGGCGGCGCTATCATCTACGATAACGGCAAATTCCTGTACAGCCATCACGCTACCGACCCCTGCTCTATGCAGCTTGTGAACGCCTTTGATCTTGTTCGCCTGCACCTGTACGGCGATAAGGACGACAGCGCCCCCGGCAACACCCCGGTCAGCAAACTCCCGTCTTATAAGGCGATGTGCGAAATGGCGATGCAGGATAGCGCGGTGCAGGCCATCTACAACAAAGAGCAGTTTGCCCAGTTGCAGGCCGATTTTGGCGCTATCGCTCCCGTCCCCGGCAACGGGCCTCAGCAGACCCCCGGCGACAGTGACGGCGCCGAGCCTGTGCAGGGCGAGGTCATCGGCGATGACGGTCAGCAGACCGACCCCAACGCATGGCTGGGCTATATCCAGCGCGATGAAAACGGTAAAATCAAACAGACCATCGACAATGTTCTGCTGATTCTCAACAATGACCCCCGCCTGTGCGGGCGGTTCATGCTGAATGAGTTCAGCGGGCGCGGCGAGGTGCTGTACCCCCTGCCGTGGGACAAAGACCCCGACAAATTCAAGCGGCGGGCATGGGCTGATTCGGACATCAGCGCAATGTACTGGTACATGGAAAAGGGATACAAGATTACAAAGCGCAACGCCATCGACGCGGGGCTGGACATCCATGCGGCTACACACGCATTTAACGAGGTGCAGAATTTCATCAAGGGTCTGGCGTGGGATGGAGTGCCCCGACTGGATACACTGTTCATCGATTACCTCGGTGCTGACGATTCCCCCTATACCCGCGCCGTTACCCGCAAGGCGTTTGTCGGTGCTGTGGCCCGCGCGATGGAACCAGGATGCAAGTTCGACAATATGCTGATTCTGTGCGGGCCGCAGGGCCTCGGCAAGTCCACGCTGCTGGACAGAATGAGCAAAGGCTGGTACAACGACAGCATCCGCACATTTGAGGGCAAAGAGGCATCCGAGCTTTTGCAGGGCGTTTGGCTGGTCGAAGTGGCAGAGCTTGACGCTTTCCGCAAAACAGATGTATCCCGCATCAAGCAGTTTTTGAGCCTGCGCTATGACCGCTACCGTGCCGCCTATGGCCGTAATGTAAAGGAACTGCCCCGCTGCTGTGTCTTTTTCGGCACTTGCAACGTCAGCGATTTTCTGCAAGACACCACGGGCAACCGCCGTTTCTGGCCCGTGGATGTGGGACAAGGCGAACTGATCCACCGTGCATGGGATCTGACCGATGACGAAATCAATCAGATTTGGGCTGAGGCAAAGATGCGCTGGATGATGGGAGAGCCGCTGTTCCTGACCGGCGATCTGGCGGACGCGGCCCGCGCACGGCAGGAAGATCACCGCGAGGCATCCGTCCGCGAGGGTCTTATCCGCGATTTTGTGGAACGCGATGTTCCCACGAACTGGCTTGAGTGGCCGCTGGACAAGCGCCGCGATTACTGGGCTGGGGCTTGCAAGGGGCAGGACATCCCGACGATGCCCCGTGACCGCATCTGTGCCGCCGAGGTTTGGTGCGAACTTTTCAACGGTGCCCCCCGTGACATCAAGCAGGCAGACACCCGCGAAATCAACGCCGTGCTGGCAAGCACCCCCGGCTGGGAGGCTAATCGAGGCATGAAGTTTGGGCCGTACAAGCAGCAGCGCGGTTATCGTAGATTCAACAGGCAGGTGTAATGTGTTCAAAAATCAACTGACACTTTGGGCCAAAAAGCTGACACTTCCTTATATGCCAAGTGTCAGAACCGTCAGAAGTGTCAGTCAAATACGAAAAAATTGTGAACAAGCGCACTGACACAACTGACACGCAAAATACAAGTGTCAGTTAAAGTGTCAGCCTAAATTTTAACGATGTATCGTTGCAATATATCTATAACTGACACTTCTGACACTTAAAACAAATAAAAATAAAAATAAGTAAAATAACGCGCGTGAGAGCGCATATACCCCCGTATTTACGGGTCTATACGCGCGTGCGCGTGTGTCAGTCAGGTGGACAAGCGCGGCGGCGATGCCGCGAAAAAGATGGGAGGTTATTAGGATGCCGGAATTGGAAAAGGTCATCGAGCGCAAGCTGCGTGACGGTGTGAAGAAATTGGGCGGCGGGGCGCAATGCCTGAAATTTGAAAGCCCCGGCACGTCTGGGGTGCCTGACAGGTTGATTTTGCTGCCGGGAGGTCGTGTCGTGTTCGTGGAGCTTAAACAGGTTGGCAAGCGGGAGCGGATGCGGCAGACGTATGTACAGAATCAGATGCGGCGGCTGGGCTTTACCGTGTTCAGCACGGTATCGACCCCGGAACAGGTGCAGACGATTCTCAGCCATTGCGAGGAGGTCATGCGGCAAGATGGATTGTAAAGAGTTCCACCCCTACCCCTATCAGCAGTTTTGCATCCAGCACATCATCGATCACCCCGCTGCCGGGCTTTTTGTGGACATGGGCATGGGCAAAACCGTGATGACGCTGACCGCGTTTAACTATCTCAAGTATTATGCGTGGCAAATTCGGCGATGCCTCGTCATTGCGCCGAAGAAAGTTGCCGAGGCAACATGGCGCACCGAAATTTCAGGGTGGCAGCATCTGCGGCATCTGCGCTGCTCCGAGGTGCTGGGAACAGCTACACAACGCCGCGCCGCGATGGCAGTGGATGCCGACATCTATGTGACGAATCGGGACAATGTGCAGTGGCTTGTCAAAGAGTACGGCAAGGCGTGGCCGTTTGATATGGTCGTGCTGGATGAATCGTCATCATTCAAAAACCATCAGGCCAAGCGGTTTAAGGCCCTGCGGTCAATGCGACCCAAAATCAAGCGCATTGTGGAATTGACCGGCACCCCCTCGCCGCACGGCCTCATGGACTTGTGGGCGCAGATTTACTTGCTGGACGGTGGGCAGCGGCTGGGCCGCACGATCTCTGTTTACCGCGATATGTACTTTGAGCCGGACAAGCGCAGCAGATCGCAAATATTTACTTACAAGGCCCGCCGGGGCGCGGCAGATGCCATCTATGCCGCCATCAGTGATATTTGCATCAGCCTGTCCAGCGATGACTATTTGACCCTCCCTGACCGCATTTATGATGAGATACCTGTCAAGCTGGACGGCCCTGCTGCCGCCGCGTACAAGCGATTGGAGCGGGATGCACTGTTGCAAGTGGACGAATCGACCATCACAGCGGGCACGGCGGGAGTGCTGGCAGGCAAGCTGCTACAGCTTTGCAACGGCGCCGTGTATGATGAGGATGGCAAGGTTATCCCCGTCCATGACTGCAAGCTGGCCGCGCTGGTGGAGCTGATCGAGGGTCTGCACGGTCAACACGCCTTGCTGTTCTACTGGTTTCAGCACGACCTTGCCCGCATCCTCGCCGCCCTTGAGCCGCTGGGTCTGCGGGTGCGCGTATACAATGGCCCCGACGATGAACGGGCATGGAACGCGGGAGAGGTGGACATTCTGCTGGCCCATCCCGTGTCCTGCTGCTACGGCCTCAACCTGCAACACGGCGGGCATCACATCATCTGGTTTGGGCTGACATACTCGGCGGAGGTTTATCTGCAGGCGAACAAGCGGCTACACCGACAAGGGCAGACGCATCCCGTCGTCATCCATTCGCTGGTCGTGCAGGGCGGGCAGGATGAGGATGCCATCGCAACGGTTATGGGCCGTGTCACCGAACAAAACCACCTGCTGGAATCACTAAAAGCAAAAATCATCACGGCGAAGGAGGCCGTCTGACTATGACGATGAAAGAGTTATCTCAGCTCCATTGGCTGAATTTAGAGATTGACCGTGATAAACAGCACCTTGCAGAGCTTGAGGCCCGCGCCACATCCCCCGGCGGGCCGAATATGTCCGGGATGCCCGGTGGCGGCGGTGCGGGGTCGAGTGTCGAAAGTGACGCGATAGCCATTATCGAGCTGAAAGAGCAGATCAGGGGCAAGCTGGCCCGCGCTATGGCAGAGCGTGACCGTATCACGGCGTACCTTGACGGCGTGGACGATGCACAGTTGCGGCTCATTATGCACTTGCGCTTTGTGGATGGCCTGTCGTGGGCGCAGGTGGGCGCAAGCGTGGGCGCGGGATACACCGGCGATGCCTGCCGTATGGCCTGCAAGCGCTATTTAGCAAAAACCGCATAGAAAAAAGCGAACAAAACGAACAATTCAACGCAAAATATTGATTGTTCGCCCCCATGCGCGTATTATGTATTTGCGGGTTTAGGGCGAGGGATTTCTGGGCGCTCCCTCGTTCGTGCTTTCCCCGCTGTCACCTCCAAACGCCGCTGCGTGAATAAGCGCGGCGGCGTTCGTGTTTGCGCCGAGGTGGCAAAAGCCCTATACGCCGGGTGCGCCTCTCACGCCCGGCGCTGTGCAGGCCCTTGACCCCTGCACTAAATTTGCCGCGATAGCCACAGGGCGCTGCGCTCCCAAAAGCGCGGTAGGGTGCGAGGCCCTTACGCGGTGCCATTAGGCCATTGTCGCCGTCCGGCCATTGCGGCGGCACAAGTGATCTGCACCTCCCCAGTGATGGCAAATTGCGGTTTGCAATCCATTCACGCGGTTCCACCGCTGGCGGTTTCCGATCAGTGGCCTATATTATATCGCACAGTAGAGCATTGGTAGCTCGGCAGGTTCATACCCTGCAAGTAGCTGGTTCGATTCCAGCCTGTGCAACCATGCGAGGCTTGAGGGCATTTCACCTCGCGGCGCGTCCACGGCAAAACGGGCTTTTTCTCCTTTCCCCGTATGACGCGCCTAATTTTGGTTATTATCGCGGTTCGCCGCGAGGGCCGACGCCGGTACTGCCGCCGTTGACCTGCCCCTATATTACGCGCCACAGTGTCACAACTGCGGCGCATTTTTATTGCTTTCCCGGAGGTCTATGGTGTACCGCACAGAGCGCAATTACGAAAATCTCAATAAGGGCATTTTCCCCGGCGCTGGGCGGTTCGACATCCCCATCCTGCGGCCCGAATTGACTACGGCTGAAAACTGGATAAGTTTCAACTACGCCAAAGGGTGCGAGGAGCCGTCAGAGCATGGCGTTCACTTCTTCGTTGACGATTACCAATTCAACCGCATCTGGGCGCACCCCGATAACTACCTCGGCATGATGGCGCGGTTCGATACCGTATGCACCCCCGATTTCAGCACATATACAGACTTTCCCCGCATTATCCAGATTTACAACCATTACCGCAAGCACTGGCTGGGCGCCTATTGGCAGGCCCACGGTATCAAGGTCATTCCGACCATCTCATGGAGTACGCCGGATAGCTTTGAATGGTGCTTTGACGGTGAGCCGATAGGCGGCGCGGTGGCTGTGTCGAGCGTCGGCACACAGGCAAGCCCCGAATCGGCAGACCTGTTCATGACCGGGTACAATGAGATGCTGCGGCGCTTACAGCCCGCGCAGATCATCTTCTATGGCAAGGTGCCCGCCGGGTGCGAGGGAAACATTTTTCACGTTACAGCGTTTCAGGAAAAACTCAAGGCGCGAATCCGCGCCAAAAAAGAATCGACAGAATCGGATTGAGGTGTTACAATGGGCGGTAGAGGCAGTACAAGCAGCATGGGCACGGCAGGAAATGCCCCGGCTGGCCGTGGTATTGGCGGCGGTGGACTGGGCAGTTTCAACCTCGCCCCGCAACAGCAGAATCAGCCCGCCGCGCCGGTAGCCCCGCAAGCGGTGGCGCAACAGCCGGACAATCAGCAGCAGCCTAACGTCGTACCTACGGCGCAGCAGGCGCAGAACCTCAACAATCAGGTGTTCAGCGCCACGGACAACTCGCCGTATCACAACCTGTATAACGGTCAGCAGTATTATGCCAAGCAGAATTTGAGCATCGATCAGCGCCTTGCTGTGATGAATTATTTGTCCGATGCCAAAGAGAGCGGCACGATGTACTCCATGTCGCAGAATATGAACCATGCGATGGCGACGGGTCAGAAACTTACCGCGAATCAGCAGTTTGTGCATGACAACCTCATGGGCGCTATGCACAATATCGGCTATAACGTCAACCTGACCCGGTACGACCATGCGGACGTGCTGGACAGTATGCTTGCCGCCCGTGGTGTTCACGGCACAGCAAGCGGCATGACTGCTGCGCAGTTGAAAACCGCGCTCGTGGGCCACACCTACGGCGAGAATCGTTTCCTGTCCACCTCGTACAATGACTTCAAAAACGCATCCAACGCGGACACGTTCACGACCCGCGAGGTGCGTTTCGAGTACAAGGTCAAGGCCAACGTACAGGCAATGATGCCCGGTAACGGCCCCGGTGGCCGTCTGGGCGAGGTCGTCCTTGCCCCCACAAGTCCGCAGAAAAATATGCGGATTGTCGATGTCAGAGATGACAAGAGCCGCCGCACCCGCTCTAAGGGCATGTCGCCCGGAATCTATAACAACAACCGTCAGATCGTCGTAGTCGTCGAGGTCGGTTAAGGAGGTACGCATCATGGCAACCAAGAAAAGCACTGCATCGAAGAAAAAGTTGACCCCCGGCGATACCGGTGTTGACCGCTGGACTTCCAACGGCTACGGCATTGTCAACGGCCCTGTGAGCGCCGCCGACAAGAAGCGCATCGCCAAGCTCAATGCCGAGCTGGTCGGTGGCAAAAAGAAAACCGCCCCCAAAAAGGGCAAGAAGTAAGGAGGCCCATCATGGGAGGTAGAGGCAGTTCGTCCTCGATGGGCGGCGGCATGGGTGGAGGCGGCGCAGCGGGCATTGCGGCTACACAGCAGCAGCCCCAGAACGCTCCGCCGTTTGCGGTGCCGCAGGGCATCAAGATCAATGCCGGTAACATCATCACCCCGGCAGCGGTACAGCAGCAACAGCCGCCGCAACCTCAGCAGCCGCCCATCGCACAGGCCCCCACGCCGACAAATACGCCGGTTCAGCCCGATGCGCTGTCCACGCTGACGAAAATGAGCGACGACCAGCTTACCGGGCTGCTGAGACAGGCTAAGGCCGCGCAGATTCCGAACCACCTGAATGACGCGCCTGACATCACGCAGAAGTTTGCTTTTGTGGCCGGTGTCAACGAAAAGCCTACGGTTCTTGATGATGCGTCGTTCGACCAGTACCTCAAGGACAACCACATTCCCCGCCGCGATATTCTGGCGCGTTCTGTCAACCCGATCACCTTTAAGGCTGGGTCGGTTACATTCACCTATACGGCCAAAGACGTGACGGATATGCTGAAATACAGTTCCCTGAACTACATCGGCGGCAAGCACGGCGGGCAGGTCTATGGCGCGGGTACTTATTTCGATAAGACGGGCGGGCGCAGCACCGGCTACGGCAATGGCACAACCTCTGCTACGGCTATCGCGGTGCTGAATCCCCAGACCGCGCATCCCATTTCGCTGAATACGTTGCGGAGCCGCATCCCGGCCTTCCAGCGCAGCCATCCCAAGTTTGCGCAGGCACTGGGCCGCGCGGATAGTGATAATTATAGCATCTACGCTATGGCGATGGGCTATAACGTCATCACGTCCGATGTCAACGGCTACCACAACATCATTGACCGCAAGGCGCTGGTTTACCGCGCAAGCGACAACTAAACAGGAGGAGGCACGCAATGGCATACAAGGAACCCGTATTCACCAAAGAGGCTATGGCCGCTTTGCAGGCCAGTTGGAACGACAACATCAGCGGCAGAAAGCCCACTGCCAAGGCCAAAAAGAAAACCACCGCCCCGAAAAAGGCAGCGGCCAAAAAGCCCGCCGCCAAAAAGGGCAAGTAACTAAATATCCCCCTTTAGCACTCGACGCTGAAATGCGCCGGGTGCTTTTTTATTTTTACCGATAGGAGGTGGCAGCAGATGCCCGAAAATACCGAGGCTATGCCGGAGATCAGTGCAAGCCCCGCGCCGCAAGACGCGAAGCCCGCCGACACCGGCGAGAAAAAGCAGAAAAAGCCTCGCAATACGTCCGGGATGAAACCGCCACTGAATCAGCTCCCCCCGGAGGAGGCGTTCGCCATTCGCTCAAAAGGCGGTAAGGCAGCGGCTAAAAAGCGCCGGGAGGAGAAGCTGGTAAAGGATGCCCTGCTGAACCTGCTGACAAAACCTCAGCACAAGAAAAAGGGCGGCAAGGCCCACTACAAGGCCAGCGCCGAGTTGACAAGCTATGATGATGTGTTCTCCGAGAATACGACCCTCATGGTGCAGATGCTCATTCCCCTTATCCAATCTGCCATCAACGGCAACATCGAATCCCTGTTCGCCATTCTGCGCGTTCTAGGGCAGGAACCGGGCACCCCCGGCCAGTTTGGCGTTGACGAGTTCACCCCGCCTGAGCCGCCCACAGAGGGCGCAGGCGGCCCCGGCAAGACTGAGCCTGCCAGCGACCCTAATGCAGTGCGCATCCACCTGATACGCGGCGAGAAGCCCGCCCCCGTGGCTGAGGGCGATGCCCCGGCAGCGGAGCAAGCCAATGCCGATCAGGCAAGCACGGCTACACCCACCAGCGCCCCTGCCGATGGGGAGGCGGTGCCCGATGCCTGATGTTTACATCGAAGATGTCATCGCGCCCAACTATGACGAACTGCTGGATGATGTTCTCGATCATCGGCACTCGCAATATCTCCTCAAGGGCGGGCGCGGTTCGCTGAAATCGTCCTTTATCGGCTTTGCTATCCCGCTGATTATGGTTCAGCCGGGAAACGAGGCTTGCAATGCGGTCATATTCCGTAAGACTGCCAACACCTTGCGCGATTCCGTTTACAGCCAGATGGTCTTTGCCATTGACAAGCTGGGCCTTGACAGCGAATTTATCTGTCATGTTTCCCCCATGAGTATCACCCGGAAAAGCACCGGGCAGACGATTCTTTTTCGCGGTCTTGATGACCCGATGAAGCTGAAATCGTTGAAATTCCCCAAAGGGTACTGCGCCATCACATGGTTTGAAGAAGCGGACATGTTCGATGGGATGAAAGAAATCCGAAACGTGCTGCAATCTACCAACCGTGGCGGCTCTAAGTTTTGGATCTTCATGTCGTTCAACCCGCCCATCACCCTGAACAACTTTATGAATCAGGAGGCGCTTGTCCAGCGCCCCGATAGGCTGGTTCATTCCAGCACTTATCTGACCGTGCCGCCTGAATGGCTCGGTCAGATGTTCTTTGATGATGCGGAGCTGTTGCGGCAAACCAACCCCCGCGCCTATGAACATGAGTATCTGGGCATCCCCACGGGCACGGGCGGCGAGGTGTTCACCAACCTTGAATTGCGAGAAATCACCGACGCCGAAATCGCGTCGTTTGATTACATCTACGAGGGCATCGACTGGGGCTGGTATCCCGACCCCAACCATTGGAGCAAGATGTGCTATCGCCCCTCGAAGATGACGCTCTATATTTTCGATGAACTGCGCTGCAACAAAACCCCGAATGAGGTTTTCTGGCAGCGCCTACAGAAAGAAAAGAACGTAACATCGCAAGACCTCATTATTGCAGATAGCGCCGAGCCGAAATCCATTGCGGACTTGAAAGCCTACGGCGCATCCATCCGCCCCACTGAAAAGGGGCCGGATTCCGTGCGGTACAGCATGAAATGGTTGCAATCATTGGTGAAAATCGTTGTTGATCCCAACCGATGCCCGGAAACGGCGCGAGAGTTCGCCGAATACGAATACGAGCGCACCAAAGACGATGAACTGACCGGGCAATACCCCGATAAGGACAACCACAGCATTGACAGTGTGCGGTACGCGCTCAATCCAGTCTGGAAACGGCGCGGCCTGTGAGGTACAGCCCATGTCTATTTTTTCAAGTATCTATACCATGATAAGGCAGGTGTTAGGCAGAGTGATTCCGTATCAGAATATCCAGCAGGTGGAGAACATCGACACGCCGCTGTCGCAGGAGATGCAGATTGCTCTCGAAGCATGGCACCGGGCGTATCTGGACAAGCCCACCTACAAAAACGAGCAAGTCAAAACCCTCAACATTCCTGCGTTCATCGCGTCCGAGATTTCCCGGCAGGTCACGCTTGAATTTAAGTGGAGCATCACGGCGGGCAAGGATGACGGCACCGGCGAGGACATCACCAACCCGCGCTCGGAATTTCTGAGCAAAGAGTTTGAAAAACTGGCTACACAATTACGGAGCAAAACCGAGATCGGATGCGCGGCTGGTGGCATGACGATAAAGCCGTATGTCCGTGACGGGCATATCTATTTCGACTATACCCCCGATTGGGATTTGTACCCCATCGCTTTCGGCGATGATGGCGACCTGTCCGATGTCGTTTTCCGTGATATGTTCTCGGAGGGCAAGACCTACTATTCCCGCCTTGAGCGACACACCGTCGAGGGTGATAAGATCAAAATCACGCAGCGGGCTTTTAAGTCCAGTTCGCGCGATGCTCTCGGCAAGGAAATCGTCCTGACGGAAGTGCCGCAGTGGAAAGACCTCAAGCCCGTGGTCTATGTCAACAATGTGGATGGACAGCTTTTTGGCTGGTTCCGCGTGGCCTCGGCAAATACCGTTGACCCGATCTCCCCTATGGGCGTGGCCGTGTTTGCTAAGAGCATGGACACCATCAAGGAGGCTGACACACAGTACAGCCGTTTGCTGTGGGAGTTCGAGGGCGGCGAAATGGCCGTTGACGTTGACCCGATGGCGCTGCGGCCCATTGATGGCGTTATGCGTAACGGCGCAAAGGCTATGGAAACCCCTAAACTGAATGAGCGCCTGTTCCGTGCGGTCGATCTGGGCAGCGATGATACCTACCATGTATTTGCCCCGCAGTTGCGTGACAGCTCTCTTGTGGCCGGTCTGAATCAAATCCTGATGAAGATTGAAGATCAGTCCGGCCTCGCTCGTGGCACCCTCTCCGATGCCAACACAGAGGCCCGCACGGCCACTGAGTTGACTATCCTGCGCAATCGCACCTATACCACCATCGCCGACAACCAGCAAGCCCTTGAGCGGGCGTTGCGTGAAGTCGTACGGGCGATGGATAAGTATGCTGACCTGTATAACCTCGCCCCTGCTGGTGAATATGAGGTGTCGTTCGATTGGGATGATTCCGTTATCGCCGATACCGAAACCCAGTTGCAGCAGCGGCTCCTCCTGCTCAATAACGGCATGATGAGCAAAATTGAGATGCGTATGTGGTTCTTTGGTGAAACCCACGCACAGGCCGAAAAAGCCTTGCAGGAAGTCCGGCAGGAAAAAGTCAGCGAAATGCAGGCCGCTATGGCTATCCAGCAGCCCAACCCCGACCAGAGTGATGTCACTGTTCCCCCGGATGATGGCGGCGGTGCCGATCAGGATGGGAGCAACCCGGCTACACTGTTCGGGAGTGGCCTCGGCGAGGAGTGATGACCCGTGCTGACCCAGAAAGAGCTTGATGCCGCCGTTCGCAAAATGATTGCGAATCTGGATGAAGTCAATCTGTATTTCATCCAGAAAATAGCGACCCAGATAAAGAAAATCGGCGAGATGAACCCCACCAGTATACACCGCTATACGATCATGCTGGAAATTGGTGCAGACATTGCTGATATTTCCGGCAAACTCCAAGCCGCAACCCGGCTGACACAGCAGCAGATGGCCGTTGTGTACAACACCGCCTTGCAGGATAACTTTACTGACCCGCGATTCAAAGCCGCGCTGGCGGCGCATCCGCTGCCCCGTGAGGAGAATCAGCGACTTGTACAGTACACGCGCAACATCGCCGCGCAGACCTCCGGGGCGCTGCAAAACCTGTCCAACACTACGGCCATATCCGTGCCCTATCAACAGGCCATAGATAAGGCCATTTTGAGCGTGTCCACCGGCATGACCGACTACAAATCGGCTATGCGGCAGACCATAAAAGACATAGGCTGGGCAGGAATGCAGGTGCAGTACGCAAGCGGCTATCACCGTCGCCTTGATACCGCCGCCCGCCAGAATATCATTGACGGGGCGTGTCAAATCGCCCAGCACAGCGCCGATGAAATCGGCAAGGCGCTGGGCTATGATGCTGTGGAGCTGTCCGCGCATCTCAACAGTGCCCCCGACCATGAGCCGGTGCAGGGTCATGTTTTCCTGCTGGCTGAATACGCCAAGATGCAGGCGGGCATGGCCTGTGTGGATGTGAACGGTCATCACTTTGCAGGATTCAAGCGTCCTATCGGCGAGTGGAACTGCGGGCACTTTGCCGCGCCGTTCAGCACCGAATACTCGGTGCGCAAATATTCCGACCATCAACTGGCGGCATGGATAACGTCAAACCATGCGGGCGTGACTATCGGCAGCAAAGAGGGTCTGACCCTCTATCAGTGTTCGCAGATGATGCGGAAAATCGAAACCGATACCCGCCGCTGGAAAGATGTTGCTATTGCGGCACGGGCCGCTGATGACGATGACCTGCGCCGTGAGGCACAGCAGCACATCAACGCTCTAAGTACCCGCTATAATCTCATTGCCAAGCAATCAGGGCTGTCACAGCGCCGTGACCGCATGGCAGTGGATGGCTTTAGGGCCATAAAGGTAAGCGCCTGAAACGGCGCTTTTTCTGTGTTATCACGCCGTTTTGGCTGATAAATAAATACCCGGCATTGCAGGGAAATAAATGCGATGGCGCGACATGCGCGGAGTGGCCGCGCGATTATAAGCTAAATCAATCGCGGCGAAAGGACAATCTTATGGAATTGCTCAAAAATCTGTTTTCTGAGGGCGAGGCACTGACCTACGACCAGTTGACCGAAAAGATCAGCGCGGCGGGCCTGAAACTCGCCAATATCGCGGACGGTTCCTACGTCAGCCGCGATAAGATGGATTCCAAGGTCAAAGGCTTGCAGGGTCAGATTTCCGACCTGCAGGGGCAGGTCAAGCAGCGTGACACCGACATGGCCGAATTGCAGACCAAGTTGACCGCTGCACAGACCGATGCTGACAAGCTGGCATCTGTTCAGTCTGACCTCGCGGCACTGCGTCAGCAGCGCGAGAATGACGGCAAGGAATGGGAGCGGAAAATCGCCGCGCAGGCGTATGAATTTGCCATCCGCGAAAAGGCGGGCGAGGTCAAGTTCAGCTCCAATGCCGCGAAAAAGCAGTTTATCGCGGATGCCATCGCCAAGCAGTTTAAGCAGGACGAGAACGGCAAGATGCATGGTTACGATGAGTTTCTGACCCAGTACAAGGCCGACGACCCCGGCAGTTTTGTCGTTGACGAACCTGCCCCGGCCAAGAAAGGCCCGTCTATCACCGTTCCGGCAAAGCCCGATGGGGGCACACACAAAATGAGCTTGTCCGAGCAGATGGCGGCAGCAAATGCCGATCCCAACTTCGTGCCCGATTTCGACTAATCGAGCTACACCAACCGAACCCCTAAAAAATCAATAGGAGGCAAAACCACATGGCAATCTTTGATTCCAAAAACTTCAATGGTAACGTGTTCAAGCAGTATGTTGACCGCGTTCCCAACCTGAACCGCAACGAGCTGATTAAGTCCCGCGCCATCAAAAAGCGTCAGGACATCGCCGACTCCATGAGCGATCAGGTCGGTGGCAACTACGTCACCATTCCCCTGCGCGGCATCATCAGCGGCGCGGTTCCCCAGAACTATGACGGCTCTACCAACATCACCGGCAACCCCACCAAGACTTTCTCCCACTCCCGCGTTGTCGTGGGCCGCGCGCAGGCATGGACTGAGCGCGACTTCTCCTACGACATCACCGGCGGCGAGGATACTCTCGCTGACGTCGCATCTCAGATCGGTGAATACTGGGAGGAAGTCGATCAGGCCACCATCATCAAGATTCTGACCGGCATCTTCGCTATGAAAGATGCTGAGGGCGTGAAGTTCGTCCGTGAGCACACCTACGATGTCACCGGCAAGACCAACTCCGAGGGCGCTCTGGGCCTGATGGACGGCACATCCCTGAACACCGCTATGCAGCGTGCCTGCGGTGATAACAAGGGCGCTTTCAGCCTCGCTATCATGCACTCTGCCGTTGCAACTGGCCTCGAAAATCTCAAGCTGCTGGCGTACATGAAGTACACCGACAAGGACGGTATCGAGCGTGAGCTGCAGATTGGCACCCTGAATGGCCGCGCTGTTCTGGTTGACGACACCATGCCCGCCGTGGAAACTGTCACCACCATGGAGGTGCAGGGCGTTTACACCATCACTGTCAGCACTGCTGGCGTGAACAGCGACACCATCACCGTGGATGGCCAGACCTATACCTTTGCCACATCCACCTCCACCGCCAACAAGACCCTCAAGACCGGCGATGCCGCTGCTGAGGCTCAGGCTCTGAAAACCGTTCTGTCTGCCCAGTATGAGGGCAAGTTCATCGTCACCGTTTCCGGCGCTGTCGTTACCCTCAAGCAGATTTTCGGCGGCGAGGGCAAGCTGCCTGTCGTGACCGTCAATGGCACTGTCAAGGCCGCTGCCGCTCAGACCACCGCAGGCGTGGCTAAGGTGTCTCAGACCCGTTACACCACCTACGTTCTGGGCGACGGTGCTATCGAGTACACCGACTGCGGCGCTAAGGTGCCCTACGAGATGGATCGTGATCCCCACACCAACGGCGGCGAGGACACTCTCTATGGCCGTCAGCGCAAGTGCTTTGCCCCCTACGGCATCAACTTCACCAAGGCCAAGATGAAGAGCCTGTCTCCCACCGATGACGAGCTGGAGGACGGCGAAAACTGGGAACTGGTGAACTCCAACGAGGCCGAGGGCAAGCAGTACATTGCCCGCAAGGCTATCCCCATCGCCCGCATCCTGTCTCTGGCCTGATCTCTATCCACTTAGGAGGTTTACACATGGCACACGATATGTACCTTACTTATGAAGAATACATAGGTTTAGGCGGCACCGTTGATGCCGCTGCGTGGCCTCCGCTGGAATGCGCTTGCAGAAAACGCATTGACCGCTTGACGGATTCCCGTGTCCAGAACATGACCGAGATTCCGCGAGCGGTCAAGCTCTGCGTTTTTGCGCTGGCGCAAATGGAAAGTGTTGTCGGCGCCGTGGCACAAGTCACATCACCCACAATCACATCGTTCAACACGGATGGCTACACCGAAAACCATGGGAACGTGCCGAACGCCGAGGAGGCAGCCAAACAGATGAACGCCATTGCGGCGGATATGCTGTACGGCGAGCTGGACGATTACGGCGTTCCCCTGCTGTATAGAGGAGTGAGGTAAGATGCAGCTTTGCAATGATACCATCACCCTTTACAATCGGCGATTCGACCCGGAACAGGATTGCGACGTTTACGAGCGTACCATCATCCGGGGCGTTCACTGGTTCAATTCTGATGCAACCACCGTTGACAGCACAGGGCTGAAAGCGGCAAACAAGGTCACAATCCGTATCCCTGTTGATGCAGATTTCGGCGGCAAGGCATATTTGCCCCCTAAGCAGTATGCCGCCGCCGATGACCCTGCCGCCGCTTTCACGTTGGCCGCTGGCGATCTCGTAATTCTGGGCGTTGGTGCTGAGGGCTTGCGTCCCTCCGCCATTCATGATGTTTACTCCGAGGCCGCAACTATCTTGCAGGTTACAGACAATCGTCGTGCTCCGCAGGCGCGGCATTGGAAAGTCGTAGGTGCTTAATGCAACTGTCAGTAGATTCGCGGTTTGATTTCGATAGCATAAACACTATTCTTACCAACCATGGCTTTGGAGATCATGGAATTGTCCAAAAGGTCATTGATAACGCGGTAATACGATGGTGCATGGATTACACTCCTGCGGACACATTTATGCTTGCAAAAAGCCCCTACGCCGCATCTGATATTGGCTCTGGCATCATCGTGTACCCCGGCCCTTATGCGCATTATATGTACAGGGGCGAAGTTTATGGCCCGAATATTCCCGTTTTTGATGACAACAGTGGAACGCCTACACGATTTTTCTCTCGTCCCGGCGAGAGAAAAACTCCCACTGGCAGAGCAATTCAGTACAAAACTGATAAAAACGCTCTAGCCGGGCCGTTTTGGGCCGAACGAATGAAAGCCGATCACATCGATGACATTGTAAGGGAGGCAAAAAATGCCGCAGGTATCAAATAGCACTGAGGAAATCCGGAAGTGGTTTAGGCAATGCCCGCTGCTATCTAAAAACAAACGATTTGGTGCTGATTACCTCGGCGAAAACCCAACCGAATACGCCATTTACGCATCACCATCCACTCTGACCTACCATGAGAACATCCTCGGAGATTATGTTCTGGATGATAAGCAGACTCAAAACTATATTTTTGCTACGCGTGAGAATTTTGGGGCCGATGTCAAACAAAACTCCGACAATCTCGCTTTTTATACAGGTTTGATTGCGTGGATGGTAGAGCAGAACAATGCCCGAAACTACCCCTGCATAGAGGAGGGTCGGGTTTGCGCTATCGTTCCCACACTGACCGCGTATCCATCGCAGATTGGTGTTGATAGCGCAAAATATCAGATTCAGATACAAATCACATATAGGAGAAACTGAATATGAAGATCGAACGCAAATACATGGCGCACTATCTGAATGCCCATTTTGCAAACGACAGTGAGGGCACCGCCGAGTATGTACGCCTTGGCAAAGATTTGGAGGAGTATTCCCCCGAGTTGAGTGCCAATGTCGAGAAAAAGCAAAACATTCTCGGTAACACGTCCGTGACGATCGACAGCTACCAGAAACAGGGCGAAGTCAGCCCCTACTACGCCGAAAAGGGCGACCCCCTGTTTGAGAAGCTGCAGGCCATCATTGATGGCAACATGGTTCTTGACGACCTCAAAACCGACATTGTGGAGGTCAAGCTCTGGAACGAGGAGGCATCCGGCGCTTTCCCCGCTGTGCGCGAGGAGTGCTACATCGAGGTCTCCAGCTATGGCGGCGACACCACTGGTTACCAGATCCCGTTCAACATTCACTACACTGGCGTGAAGACCACGGGTACATTCAACCCGAGCACGAAGACCTTCACCGAGGCCTAAGCATAACGGAGGTGTACAATGGAACTGAAAATCGACAGAGGCCTTAAAAGCTATGAGGTTAAAGACCTTGATGACACCCTGCTGGGCACGATTTATGTCAACCCTGCGGATTTTGGCATTGCGGCACGACTGGAGGAGGCTCGCCGTGCCATTCAGCAGCTGGCCGATGGGCTGGCATCGGATGCAGACGCAGACGTGGATAAGATCATCGAGGCCGACAAGCTCATCAGGGAACAGGTCAATTACATCTTCGGCAGCGATGCCTCCTCGGTGTTCTTCAAAGGGGTTTCTGCCCTAGCGCTGCTCCCCGATGGCTCCATGGTCTTTGAAAAAGTCCTCCAAGCCGCTGTCCCCATCATTGAGGATGCGGTCGGCAAGGCCATCAAGGCCAGCCAGATGCGTGTGCAGAAACACGCTGGTGCCTACACGAACACGGCCAAGGGTCTGGCCCCCGGCCAGAAGGCGTGAGCGCTTGGGAGCTGCCCACAACCGTAGATGTAGATGGTCAGAATTTTGCCATCCGATCTGATTTCCGAGCTGTACTTGATGCCCTTGCGGCGTTAGCAGACCCGGAAATGACTCAACAGGAACAGTACGCTGCCTGCCTTGAAATTCTATACCCAAAATGGCAAGCGCTGCCCGACGCAAATGCTGCGTTATGGGCAGCGTTTTTGTTTATCAATGGCGGACAACCCGAAGACTCTACAATTCCACGTCCTCGAATTGTAGATTGGGAACAAGATGCAGCCTTAATCGCACCTGCTGTTGATAAGGTACTGGGGTACAGTTGCCGCCGATGTGAGTATTTGCATTGGTGGGAATTTCTCGGAGCCTTCTACGGTATTGGAGATGGGCTATTTGCTCAAGTCGTAAGTATTCGATATAAAAGGGCTCACGGAAAAAAACTTGACAAGAGCGAACAGGAATTTGCCAAAGAGAACGATCGAATCATCAGAATCCACGCTCCTGAAAGCGCGGAGAATAGGGCAGAAAAAGAGCGGTTGCTTGCGTTACTCAATTCATAATCCAACTCTAACAAAGTCAAAGAGAGGAGGTTGATTCAATGGCAGATGGGTCAATCACAATAGATGCTCGCCTGAACAAAAAGGGCGCAGAATCCGACTTAAAAGCGTTACAGGCAAAGGTCAAGAGCACATCAAAGCAGATTGGTGATTTAGATAAGCAGTTAAATTCTGCGCAAACAAAGCGTAGCGCATTAGGCGACAGCTTAAATCAAGCCCGCCAAAACGCTGATGATACTGCCGTTGCTCTTGAAAAGGTGAACGCACAGCTAGAGAATGTCAAAAAATCCCATCTTGCTGATATTAAATCGGAATACCCCGGCCTGAGTGATTCAAAAGTGCAAGATGTTCTTAAATCTCGCATGGAGGGGGAAACCTCTCTCCTGAATCAAAACCAAAAACTCCTCAATGATCTTGAAAAGCAAGATGCCAAAGTTGCTGAGATTGAATCGGATTACAATGCACAAGGCGATGCTATTTCTGGCCTGCAAAAGCGTCATGCAGCGCTTACCGCACAGCTAAATCAAGAAAACGATGCCGTAAATCAGCAAAAAAGTCTAATTCAGCATCTTAGCGGCGAAGATGACATGCAGGCCTATTTTAACAAGCAAGCTGATGCCATAGAATCATCTTTTGCCAAAATCGAGAATCGGCAAAATAAAGCGTATGGTACTGTAGACGAATCGGCTACACAGCATGCTGAGAGGATTGTTGCAGAAACACAGAAAGCGGTAAACGCTCAAGATAAAGCCGCTCAGGCAGCAGAGAGCAGAGCCGCGCGTGAACATGCGATAGCCGCTAAGTCGCCTAAAGGAAGTTCTGTGCCCGGTTCATCTGGTTCTGCGGGACTACTTTCCGGCAGAATCACCGGATTAAACAAAGCGTTGTCTGGTACCCTCAACAACGCTCTGCGCACGGTCGGAGGTATTGGAACGCGTGTCTTTGGTACCCTACAGCAGGCCGTAGACGGCTTGCGAGCCAAGCTCACCCAGAGCAGTAAGAATCTCGCTAAATTCCGAAATCGCCTTATGAGCATCGTCTCCGGGGCTTTGGTGTTCAACCTGATCTCCGCAGGACTGCGGAAGACCACCGAATGGATGGGTTCTGCCGCGCTCTCCTCGGCCACGCTGAGAGCCGCGCTCGGCAGCCTGCAGGGCGCAGCATCCACCGCAGCCGCACCGTTGCTTCAGGCGATTCTTCCGGCTCTCACGGCCATAGCCAACGCAGCAGCAACCGCCTTTTACTACATCGCCCAGCTTGTGTCTTTCCTGACCGGCAAGTCCATAGGGGCGAGCCAGAGTGCGGCCAAAGCGATGGGCAAGTATGCCAAGGCTGCAAAGTCGGCAGGCAGCGCAGCGGACGGCGCACTGGCGAAGTTTGATGAGCTGGATGTGCTGGATAAAAACAGCGGCGGCGGTGCGGGAGCCATCACCCCTAACTACGACTTTAACACGGACAACCCGTTTCTTGACGAAATCCTGCAGGCCATCAAAGATGGCGATTGGTACGGAGTCGGCCAGCTGATCGGCGAGAAGCTGCGCGATAGCCTGAACGCAATCCCATGGCCCGACATTCAGGACAAAGCCAGAGCATGGGCGACCAACATCGCCAACTGCATCAACGGATTCATTGAGGTGCCGGGATTGTGGGAAGCCATCGGTCATACTGTAGCGCAGGGCTTGAACACGGCACTCATCTTTGCGGATACTCTCATGCAAGGCATTCACTGGGACAGCTTGGGTGCGGGAATCGCCAGAGGTCTCACCACTGCGGTGGCAGAGCTCGACTGGCCCCTGCTCGGGCGAGTTTTGACGGACGGAATGCGAGCAGCGATCCTCACGCTTTACAGCTTCGTCCAGACCTACACAGGCTGGGCAGACCTTGGAAATTCTATCGCAGCTTGCATCAATTCGGCCATCGCAAACATTCCATGGATGGAGGCGGGTCTGGGGCTTAGCGGATTCGTTGTCGGCCTTTTGCACACGCTCATTGCAACGGTGCAGGGCACCGATTGGACGGCTCTGGGCCAGAACATCGTCTCGATGGTAAGCTCCATAGACTGGGTCGGGCTTTTTTCTGCGATGGGTACACTTGCGATAGATGTGCTGCAAGCTATCAACGGCATCCTTGATCAAGTCGATTGGGGTGTTGTCGGCCAAAAAATCATGGAGTGCATTGAGGCTGTTGATTGGGCTGGCATTTTGTCTCAGCTCGGAGAAATCATAAACAACAACTGGCCTTTGCTGTTGGCCATTTTGGGCGCGGCCCTTCTGCCGCAAATCAGCACCTTCATCCTTTCCACCGTTCTGGGCGCGGTTTTGAACGCCCTGACCGTCTTCATCACCTCGGTCGTGGCGTCCATTGGCCTCTGGCCGCTTTTGCTGGTTGCCGCGGTCTCGCTTATCTTGGTCGCGATCATCGAAACCCTGCGCAAGCACGGAGACGACATCCGAGCCGGTGTGGACAAGTTCGGCGAGACCATCGCCGACATCATTCGCAGCGCCGGAGAAAAAATCAAGGAAATTTGGGATGCCCTTTGGTTGGTCGTCAAGCTGATCGGCATGCAGCTGTGGGAGGATATTACTCAGGGCTGGAACGATTTCTGGACAAACATCGGCACCGTGCTGGACAGCGCAGCAGCCGACATTCAGCAAGGCTGGAACGATGCCTGGACCGCGGTCTCGGACTTTGTGTCTGACATCTGGGAAGGCATCACGGACACGATCGAGACAGCCATCAACGGCATCATCGGTTTGGTGAACGGCATGATCTCGGCCATTGTTGGCGGCGTGAACGGCGTCATTGGCGTCTTGAACGGTTTCGGCTTTGATGTTCCCGAATGGGCGCAGGACAAGCTCGGCGTAGAGCGGGTCGGCTTCAACATCGACCCCATCACCGCGCCGCAAATCCCCTATCTGGCACAGGGCGCAGTCATTCCGGCAAACCATGAATTTCTTGCGGTGCTGGGTGACCAGACCAACGGCACCAACATCGAGGCACCGCTGGCAACCATTCAGCAGGCCCTCGCAGAGGTTATGGAAGCCTACACAGGGCAGCAGGACATCACGATCCGCTTCGCCGGAGACCTCGCCCAACTGGCTCGGGTGCTCAAGCCCTATATCGACAAAGAGGAGAACCGGCGCGGAGCCAAGCTGGTCACGGGAGGTGTGTACTGATGTTGATTATTGATGGCGAGAATTTCAAAGTCGATGTCCTCAGCTGCAAGCGCACCGCTGACTTCCTGGACAAGCACGCCAAGCGCACAGAGAACGGCGACCTCAAGCGCGAGCTGATCGGTGTGTATTTCAACTACAAGCTGACAGTCGCGCCGGGCATTGACCGTGCGGAGTATTCCCGGTTTTGGGACAAGATCACCGAGCCGGAGGAGTTCCACACGGTCACGGTCCCGGGCACGGACGGAGACTATACCTTTACGGCGTATTTCTCCAATATCGGAGATGAACTGCTCCTGCAGCGAGGAAAAGCCAATTACTGGAAAGGGCTGACGATCAACTTCATCGCCAAGACCCCCGCCAGATTTTAAGGAGGGTCAGCCCCGATGAGAACCAATACGCGCGTGGAGTTCGGCCTTTACGATGTCACCGCCAGAGGCGACAGCGCCCCGAGCTGCACGACCGCAAAGCCTTTTTGCAATCTGGGCCGTGACCTGTTGCTGGAAAGCGTACCGAGCCAAAACAAATACGGCACACTGGAGAGCGAGCAGTGGCTCATGGATGGCAGCTTTGCCTTCTTCCCGGAGGTTCCCGAGCAGTACTTCTGGGGGCTGTGGAGCGCCACGCAGAGCGACAAGAGCGGCGTGTTTGCCGACCCGCCTGTGCTGGACATCACCTTCACGCAAGACCACAGCAGCAGCGGCCTCACACTGCACTTTTACAGCCCAACAGAGGACTGGGCCAGCCGCGTCAAAATCCAGTGGTTCGGCCAAGACGGAGGACTTATCGCTACGGCGCTCTTTTACCCGAACGCGGTGGATTATTACTGCGCCAAGAAGGTAGAGAATTACCGCCGCATCCGTATTCATTTTCTTGAGACAAACCGCCCGGGGCGATACCTCAAGCTGGCGGGCATCGATTACGGTGTCTACCTGCATTTTAGCGGACACGAGATCGTGGGCGCCCATGTTTTGGAGGAATGCGACCCCCTCAGCTCCGAAATCAGCATCAACACGCTGAACGTGTCGCTGTACAACAAAGAGGGCCGCTTTTCCATCTTAAACCCCGAAGGATATTTTGATGTTCTGCAGCACAAGCAGAAATTCACGGTCTGGGAGGATGTCAAGCAGGACGCACGCAGCACAGGCAGCGTGAGTTATTGCATGGGCACATTTTATCTCTCCGACTGGAGCAACAGCGGCGACACGCTGGCGGACTTTTCGGCAGTCGATGCCATAGGCCTGCTGGATGGCGCACCGTTCGATGGGGGCATCTACGACACCACCGCAGCAGAGCTCGCAGAGGCGATCCTGACAGGGTACAGCTACACCTTAGACGAGAGTCTGGCCGCAGAGCGAGTGCAGGGGTACATCGCCGCAGGGACGCGCAGAGAGGCCCTGCAGCAGCTCGCATTTGCCATAGGCGCTGTGGTCGATTGCAGCCGAGGCGAGCTTATACGCATCGCCCCTGCGCCGTCCAAGGCCAGCGGCATGATTACCTACGATCGCAAGCTGCAGGACGGTAGCAAGGTGACGCTCAATCCGCTGATTACCGCTGTGGCAGTGACCGCTCACCGATACCTGCCGGGAGAATCTACCGAGGAACTGTACCGAGACACCCTCGACCCGGGCATCTACCGGGTGACCTTCAACGCCCCGGCAGTCGTGGACAGCCTGACCGTCACGGGCGCAGAACTCACCGAGAGCGGCGTCAACCTCTGCACCTTGACGGTCGCCAAGGCGGGCGAGGTCTGTGTCACAGGCCGCAAATACACCGACAGCACGGTCGTCCTGAGGCGCACAGCGGCGAACCTGCCGCCCAATGCGCAGGACAATGAGCTGACCGTGATAGATGCCACGCTGGTAGGCCCGAGCCGCGCAGAGGCCGTGGCCGTGCGGGTGCTGGAGCATTACGCGCAGCGATACGAGCAGAACTTCTCCATGGTCGCCGGTGATGAAAAGCTGGCCGACAGGCTCATCATTCAGAGCTTCGGCGGCGAGATGGTGCGAGGGGTGCTCACAAAGCTGGAATTTGATTTGACCGGTGGCTTTTTGGCAGACGCCAAGGTCATCGGGCGCAGACTTACCAGCAACGCAGCCGCCTACGCTGGCGAAATCCACGCCGGAGAAAGGAGCCTGATCTGATGTGGCAGCAGCCAATCTACGACCGCACCAAAGCGGATGTATCCGCAGGCGCGGATAAGTGCTATATCAACGCGGCACTGCTGAACCGGATAGAGGGCAACTCCGCTTATCTGGCAGAACTGCTGGGGCCTAAAATCCAGACCAAGACATGGACCCCGACCGACCTGCTGACGCGCAGCGAGATGGAGCGCATCCTGCAAAACATCCAGACTCTGCGCGATGCCTACCATACCCTGCCGGGAACACCGACCCTGCCCGAGACGCCCAGCACCCTGTACAGCGACATCAATACGATGGAACAGGTGCAGTGGAGCATGTACGAGCTTTGGCGCAGAAACGCACAACGCAGCTACACCGGCGAAATCTGCGCCGGACAGACGATTGGAGTGATCTGATGTACGAGAAAAAGACTTGGGTCAACCGCCAGAGCGAACACCCCGCTCGGCGCAAGCTGACCCCGACCGGCAACGATGGCGAGTACGACGTCTCCCGCTCCGAGGGCATCATCATGGAAGATGGCGATGCCTTCGATGCGGACACGATGAACGATCTGGAACGCCGTGTGGCGGCAGGATTCACCGAGCTAGATCCCACAGGCGCAGGCGGCGGTGATGTGACCGTGCAGCCATACACCTGCGAGAAAAAGAACGGTGTATATGCGCTGGTCGGCAACGGCGCAGTAGGCCGTTGCAAGATTCCCGCGTCTTGGGCGGCAGGCGACAGCTTCACGGTCAATGGCGCAGCGGTTCCGGCCTATTGTGGCGCAGACGCAGTGGACGGAGACACCATCGTCAAGGGCAGATGGGTGCTGTTTTTCTACGATGGAACGCAGCTAAATTTTAACGGCGGCGGTGGCCTCAGCACCACGAAGCTGGCACTCGCCACCGCCACCGAGGACAATGTGCTGGCAGGGAATAAGTTCTACGCGGGCGGCAAGACCATCAAAGAGGGCACGCTCACGCTGACAGGCAATGTCACCGCAGACAAGATGCTGGAGGGGAGCAGCGGCTACGCCAATGACGCACACAGCATTGTGGCGGGCAACATCCCGGACAAAACCGGTCAAACTTATACGCTCTCCCCCGGAGGCAAAGTGCAACTGCCCCGTGGGTTTTACAACGGAAACGAAATCAGCGCAAAAGGCATAAAGACAACAGAGGTGTGGCAAAGCTGCCATGGAGGGCAAAACCTCTTCGGTTTCAGCGGCGGTACACTGGTTGGTGTTCAATATGCCGGGAGTCAGTATGCCTCTGACAACATTTTACAGGGCGCGGGCATAAACAGCGGGAGCCAGTATTGGGCGCAATGCGCGTCCGATGCGAGCGTTCGCTTTGTTCTTGCTTATTATTGATAAGAGGTGAAACCATGGCAGAACCAATCGTAATCAACGCCGAGACGCGAGAAATTACAGTCCCCGAGGCAGAACGCGCTTTCGGTGTGGCCGGTGAGCGCAAGGTCGAGGTCAAGCACATTCGCATCGAGGGACGCACCGTAGATGGCACCGACCTCACGCAGGGCTTTTCTTGGAAAGTCAGCTGCGAAAATGCAGGCAAAGAGCTCTGCGCCGACCTGATCGATGGCATTGTTGCCGATGCAGGCAATATCGAATTTGACTGGATCGTAGGCGCGGCACCGATGGCGTACAAGGGCACGATGCACTTTGCTGTCTGCGCCGTGCGCGTGGATGCAGCGGGCAATATCCTGCAGGAATGGCACAGCAAGCTGGGCGCGGGCGATGTTGCCAATGGCATCGAGGCCACCGTCCAGAACATCGGCGGGCAAGACCTGCTGGCGCACATCCAGTCCATCACGGCAGCCGCCCAGCAGAACGCGGCAGCCGCGCAGAGAGACGCCGCCGCTGCCGCCAAGAGCGCCGAGGATGCGGCCAACAGCGCAGGCGCAGCCTCCAAGAGCGCCACCGAGGCACTGAACAGCAAAAACGCTGCCGCCAAGAGCGCCGAGAAAGCAGCCGAGAACGCCAAAGCCGCTGGCGATACCGCAACGAAGATCATTAACGACGGCATCGCGGGAAAGCTCACGGAGATGCAGAACATCCAGACCGATGTCACGACCAAGAAAGGGGCTGTGGACACCGCTGCGGCCACGACCACAAAGGCCCGGGATGACGCCCAGGCCGCGCAGAAAGCCGCGGCAGACAGCGCCAGTGAGGCGCTGGCGAGCCAGAACTCCGCTGCTGCGCTTGTCGAACAGGCAAAAAATGCAGCTACACAGGCGCAGGGGTACGCGGGTGCGGCAACCTTTGCCATCGGGTACGATGCCGATGGCCTGCTGACCCTGTACATGGACAACGGAAAATCCTGATACAGAAAGGAAAGAACTATGGCACTTGAAGCAATGAATCACATCTTCTCCGAGGAGACCGGCCAGCGCATGGCAGAGGCCCTCGACCGCCAGAACACCTTGCTGGCGGGCATTGCCGTAGGCAACGCAGGCGCAGACTACATCGATGCGAGTTTTGCCGCCCTGCTGGACGGCACCAACACGCAGACGGTGTTTGAAGCATGGTGGCCCCTCAGCGCGGGCGACACTGTGACCAAATACCAGCGCCTCGCCCGCTTTTTCCGCATGCTGGCAAAGGCATGGAGCAAAAAGACTTACACCGTGCGCAACATCCACGAGAGCGTGAGCGGCGATGACGCAAGCGCGGCAACAGCAGACTGGTCGGAGAACGACCCCATGACATGGTACATCCGCGCCAACGCCAAGAGCCTGATCGATGGCACGATGGAGATTCTCGCCATTGAGGGCGAGGAAGGCTTTGACATCTACGGCGAGATCGCTCCGGTATATGCGTTCAGCGCAGCACTGGCCGTCAAGGAATGGAACGATGGCAGCTACCTCTATACCAGCTGGCGCATGCACACCGGTGGCGGGTATAAGCCCATGGCGGGCGATGTGGCTCCCGATGGCACCCAGCGCCCCATGAGCTGGCATCCCGCCTTTTACGGCGGCAAAAACAGCGCTGGCGGCATGACCAGTGGCGCATACCTGCTGCCCATGCCGTGGACAAGCGCCAATGACGGCAACACCGCCGCCAAGAAGCAGACCGCCTACGATGGCCTGTGGAACGACTGCGATACCCAGTGGGCACTCATGGAGTGGCGGCTGCGCCACTGGACGCTGAGCAACAGCGGCCATCTTGAGGGCTGCACCAACTACAATATCCAGTGCACCCTCGCCCTCGCCGAGACCGGAGTCAAGCGCATTCTGCTGACCAAAGAGAACGGCGCACGCCTGCTGGTCGGCAGCTGCGTATGCTTGGGCGAGCACGGTAGCAATACCAACAATGACCGCAACCAGAGCTACAACCACGACATCTTCAACATTGCCAAGATCACCAGCATCGCCAATGTCACGATTGAGGGCGCCGAATACGCGGCCGTCAACCTTGACCTCGCAAGCACCATCGACACGACCACGACCATGCTGGTCAGCACGATGCCGTGGCCGTCCGGCACAACGGAGCGCCTGCAGGGCCACAGTGATGGCTGCATCGGCAGTCTTACCGATGGCCGCTACCCTTACCGCCTGGCAGGCGTTGAGATGCAGATCGGCAGCTACACGGAGCAGCTGGACCCGCTGTGGAAGGCCAGCATTGTGGATGACCACTGGCGGTATGAGGTTTACTCCTGCCGAGACAGCGCAAAACTGGCGGGCAGCATTACCAGCAACTACCAGAAGGTCGGGCAGTTCGACCTGCCGAACGCAAACAAGTGGAACTGGAACTACATCCGCGCTCTGAACGCGATGACGGAGGAGGCCCAGATGCCGACCATGTTCGGCGGTTCGGGCAGCACTTATCTCCGCGCCGCCTTTCTTTCCACCGGCGGTCCCGGGGTCTATGCCCCTTGGCGCTTCGGCAATCTCGACGACAGCTCGTTTTGCGGCTTGCCCTGCGCTATTGGCGACGTTTCCCCGGCCTACTCCAGCTGGATCGGCGTGCCCCGGCTTGCCGGATCGGGTAAGCTGCGGGGTGAATGGCCGGGCGC